CTCGTCCGTGATCCCAAGGAAAGGACGCTGCCTGATATGGGTAGTAATAGAGTCCTTCTTGAAATAACTAAACATCTTCTTGAGAGCCTCCTTATGGCCCTCGTCTGCCTTCTCGTACTCTTTTTGCTCATCTTTCTTGCGCTCAACAAGCTGCTTGTAGTACCAGTTTCTTAGTCCAACAGGCAGAGAATACGCCTCGATAAAGCTCCACCCACCATAATATTTCATCTGGTCTATCTGAGTGTGCATGTCAACGCCATACTCAAGAGCGTATTCCTCCGGGAAGAATAAGTCGCTCCTAAGGCTAATCTTGACAATCTCGTTGAGCCACTCAATTAGCTCCTTGGGTATAAAAAATCGATACCGATAGGAGGCTCCACCTCTTCCTCGTATCCACAAGCCCCACAAGCGTAATCCTGTTTCAGATCAATGCTTGGGTTCAGCATCTTATACTTTTCCCTGAGGAAGGCCAAATCGGCCGCTGGGGCGCTCTCTAGGAAGAACTTTATGGTCTCTGTATCATCTATATCGTTAACGCTGACAACAATCTGTTTTAGCGTGTCTGACGATACGGAATTAAGGCTTTTATTCTTCTTCTTATCGGACGTAACGATATCGAACATCCTCTTTTCATCTTCCCCGGTTAAAAGCTTTACTTTAACTACTACTTCCGTTAGAGGCAGCGTAATCGAAAATTGAGACCCCTCTAGTCTTGCCACATTTAGTTCCGTAGGGTCGTCTTCCGTATATCCCTGGTATACATTGGTCTTTTCCAGGTCAAATGCAAATGTTGTCGCATCGCCACAACTAGGACATGTTACTTGCGTTTTATATTCATTCGTATATGCCGTTGCACGAGCCGCAATCACAAGTGCGCTCTTGTCGGCAGATAACAATTGATTAACATTAATCTCCGACGGGACAAGGCTTTGCAACACTTTGTCAATCGCGACGCCTCTTCTGATATATTCGACATTGGTCAACATATCTTCTTCTTTTCCAGTCATAAAGTTTATTTCAACCGTATTAGCACCCTCTAGAGGATGCCCCTCTGGATAAAAGCTTCCCGCCGACGGCAAATCAACATATTCAGTCGGTTTTGGGAAATTAAGCAAATTCTCCATTGCCTCAACAACAGGAGAATCGCTAGAAGAACCATGGACACCGATTCGTCCAGAATTCCTATCTACACTCATTAAAAACCTCTACTTGTTATTAAACGCCTAGGACGCTTCTCTCGTATCTCGCCCAGTCATACGTGATATCGACCGTGCAATCAACCAGCGTATCGTCCGCATAGCTAAGGTCACCGAAGGTCGCTCTTGAAATAATAGGATTATTTAGAACCCACGTACCAACAGTAGTTCCATTCGCATGTAGTTCTTTAAGAGTAATAACACTACCAATATTCTCGGATACCGCTTTCTTTGAAATAGTTTTTGATAGCTTATCAGTCGTCTCAGATGGATCAACGTATCCGAATGAGAGCAGAAGCTCATACAATCTATTTGCAGCGTTCTCTTGAACGGTGTCAACGAAGGTGGCACTAATCGGATCCCAGGAAACTCGTCCCGGGAACCGGAAATTGTAATCAAGAAGAGCGTGCTCTTGGATACCAATGGAGTAGGAGGGCTTCGTTACTGATCTACAGAAGTAACTATCTAATACTTTACCAGTTAGAAGTCCAAACTCAATCAAGAATCTATACTTTCTTTTCGGTTGTAAATCAGGGCTTGTCCAAAACGTTGATGCCATCCTTAAATTCTCCTATGCTATGCATACTCCTTTTAATTAGTAGTAGCTATATTTTTAATCGCTAAATGATGCCCCTGAATTCGTTATAATGAAGTCAATCAGGAAGAATTCAACCGCCTTGGTGGGCTTAAGGAATAGCTTCGCATAAATTGTATTCTGGTCAATCAAATCCGGCGTCGTCGTGGTTTCGTCCAACACCAGCTTGTAATCATCAATGCCGAATCTAGATCTCATATCGTTTAGAATCGGAGTTACGTTATTGGTGAATCTTGACCACGTTGCAGGCACATTAGGCTCAAACAGAAGCTGCGCTGCGACTTGGGAAATGGCCTTCTTGGCGAAGACAAGCATTCTTCTTACATTAATTCTATCAAGGGCCGATGCCTTTGTTTGCATCGTCTTTTGACCGAAGATCACAATGCCTTCAGACGGGAATGATGCAATCGGATTAATATTGTCAGCATACAGGTCGTCTCTTTCCTTGGCCGATAGCTTGTGCGAAATGTTTACAACAGTCACACCAGCGTTACCGGCAGTTAGCCCACCACGGTTAAAGCCAGCAGGCGCAAACCAGGGTGCCTCGACGAGATCCGTAAAGGACATGGCTCCAAGAGCAACAACAGACGGTGGTACCCAAACCAGGGCATTGCTGATCGTGTCTCTAATCTGCACCCACGGGAAATACGTTGCACCATAGCTGTTATTAATAAACCTATTTCGAAGAGTCGTAATAGCGGTTGATACAACCGGCTTACGAACCGCCTCAGCGAGTGCAGACTCTGCCTTGGGAATATAATCATTCTCAAGGTCAATGACGGCAAGCGCATCGCCTCTCTCTTCGCACATCTCAATGAGATATTGTGTAAGACTCGGATTCTTAAGACCCGGAACAGAAGCCAAATTGAACTCGGCATCTTCCGGCTTACGAATTGCGTCAACGGCTCTTCTAACAGTGTAGTAATTTGCACTATTTAATTCACCAAAAACAGTCCCGCCATTCAGCGTTCTTAAGATCGGCTCTTTTTCTGTAATGTCGAAGCCATCATAACCACCAAACATAACAGTGGTGAATTGATCATAGCCAGCATCCAATACGTTTTTATAAGATGAGCCACTCGTTGGAGAGAGGACCTTTGCCCCCGCCGCATTGGTGACAATGCCAGCATTTACAGCACCAGCAGTAAATGATCTTCCCTCGACGCGCAGGAACTCCTGGTACCTAGCATGCTCACCTGTATAGCCGGCAACATGCGGGGCCGTCCCCTCCGCAGAGCCACTGTACGGGCCAATATCATCAAGTGAGAATATAAAAGAATTCTCAGTCTGTGTATTTGTCGTAGTGGAATCCAGTGTGTCAGGGAATGCACGAAGCAAGTCTTTAACAGATTTATCGAATAGTCCGTTTTCATCATCGGTATATACACCGAAATAGGCGTCGGTCGAATTGGCCAGCGCCCCGCTGACGTCCAGCGTACTCTTTCTTAATTGCAATCTTGGGTATACAACCGTGCCAGTGAAGAGGCACCCGCCCGTAAGGGGCTGAGCGGTTTCTCCCAAGAAGGCCGCAATGTCATTGAAGCCTTGCACAGGAACAGTCCCGACTGCAAGAGTACTATCAGATTGTGAGTCTACAACGTATGTGACATCCGTGGACGAGAGCCATCCGCCTCCACGACCGCCAGCGACGCCTCCAGGGGTGGTTGCGACAGAAATAGCAGTTTCGCTTGTGCCAACTGTCGTATTTGTTACACTCTTAAAATTAGAGGCCCCTGCGGCCCCTGCGGCTTCGCCTAGGTTATACCCATGCCCATCTCCAATGAGGCCCCATTTTAGATATCTTTGAGGACCGAAGGCACCAAATGGTAGCCACTCCGGCTCGCCATTGTCTTCAAGAGACTCGTTCATTTCAACACGAATATAATCAGATTGGTTTACAAACTGCCCATACTCAATATTTCTTCTTGACGCCTCATCCCAATCAGCATATCTATCACCAATTCTCTTGGCAATATAGTTATCGGAATTTGGATTCAAATTACAATTAGTGAATACCTCAACGTCTTGAATGTTTACGTCTGAGTCTTGCATGCGTCTCACTCTTACGGTGAACGAGCCATAGGGGTCTGCATCGGGGTTCGATGAATAGCTAATATCACTAATTGACACCTTATACCGTGCCTGATCGTACTCGCCTCCGTTTCTGCCATGCAAGCGGAACAACCTGGGCATGTTCGCTGCCCGATACGCAGTATTATTATCGCTCATGTCCTGAGCAATAAACCAGCCGGTGGCTGCTCTTTGGAACGCCTTTCTATTCTCTGCGTGATTGACGTTCGTATTGCCCATTCCAAAAATCGCGCCATGCCAAGTCGTAGAGCTTCTAAGGGAGGGTATTACCCACTCATCCTCTCTAAGCCATTCTTCATATGTTATATCCACTTCATCACCTTGAGCAGTACGTTTGCCTTGATAGAGTGAGTAAATCCTTTCTTCCAAAGGTGTATTTTTAATCTTTTCCCTTTGGTATTTCCTCCATTTTTCAACATAGAGTTCAGGATTAGCTTTTTTCAATTCTGCTTTACGTAATTGCTCGTGTTTTCTACATATAATTTTACAACCTCTATCACCTTCAAATCTATGAAACTTTTTCTTTGCACCTTTATTAAAATATTTCTTTAGGTGCCAACCACAACCTACTACAGAACATTCCGCGTGGGTTTCATTGTGTCCCTTCCTCCTTGTTATCATTTTCATACCACTTTTACTTTTTCTTCGTGTTTTGTCAGGGTATTCTTTTGGTCGTGCTTTGGGTTTACCATCTTTTTTTAGTGCGCGGCCCCTTTCATCTCTTCCATATTTTGGTTCCTTATGACCTTCATTTCTAATACATGCAAGTGTTTTCATGCTACAACCCCTAGAGCCTCCCTTTTCACCAATCCCAAACATTTCACGAGGCCAGCACATAAGATAAGGTTTACATTTGTCACAGCTACATTCTGCTATTTCGTCATCAAAGTAATATAAGGGGTCGCTACCATATCCTTCTAGACTTCTTGGCACTATATCCACTCCATTAAAGATTTCTGTTTTTTATCTATTAGAGTAAGAGGTGGATTTTTCTTTCCCCAATCCTCTAGTTGAAATTTATTCAGTAGCTTTGTAATTATATCCCAATGATATTTAACATCCAAGTCAATCTTGTTATGTAC